ACTCGTGCGCAATCTCAGCAGTCCGCACCGGGTGCTCAACCCCGTGGCGCTGTTTAAGTTTTGCGAGCGGGCGGCCACGATCATCCAAGATCAGGCGGCGGCGCTGCATCAGGCTGCCGCAGACACGTTAAAGGCGCAGCCCGCGAAGACTGCGCCCAAAAAAGATGCCAAGAAGTAGCGGATTAACGGGGGCCGAGAAGGCTCAATCCCGGAAACGGAGCTTCTCTGCCGGCGGATTGCTGGGCAATAGTGCCGCCCAGTATTCCGCCGGTGACTAAGCTCCTGCGCGCTTCGCCTGCCTCTCTTGCCCGCGCAATACCCGGTGCGGCGTTTTCCATGGCCAGAGCCTGTTGCATCAGGTCTTCTGGCGTCATGCGCCGGGACAGCACTGGCGCGAGCTGTTCTTGCGCTGCTGAAATCCGAGAAGCCTGAGACCCCCCAGACACTGCGGCGTCTACCGCTGGGGACGTGACTGCTCCAATCAGCCCCTTCTGTCCAATTTGTTCGCCAACACTAGGGCCGATAATTTCTTCAAATCGTTTTTGCACAAGCTGCCTAATCGCCGTGCGAGACCCGGCAACCACAGTGGCCTCCATTAACATTGCGTCGCTGGTGTTGGCAATTTGTTGAGACATTTTCTCAAAGCCAACTTCACCCAAAACCATGCGCAATTTTGTGGCCACGGCTCTAGTATTTAGAGATTTTAAAGTAGCCAGTGCCTCTACGACTTCCGTAGAATTAGTGGCTCTGGGGTTTATTTTTGCGTTGGCCGCAGTGTTTTCAATGCTATTGCGTAAGGCAATTCTGAGCTGCTTTAGCTCGACTGGCCCCATGACCTCTAGCGCAATCTGCACGTCTTCCATGGTGGTTTTAGTGCTAAGTAAATCGGTGCCCAAATCGGCGGCAATCTTTTGGTCTATGGCATCCTTACCGGCGGCACGAGCCGCAGCATAGTCCGGGCTCACTTCGTCCAGCGCGTTGCGCATTTGGATCGCTAGAGCTGTCTTGGACCGATACCCCTCAAGGTCGCCAGACACTTTAAGCTCTTGAGCGCGGCTGTGCAGGCGCCGGGTGACGTAGTCCAGCGTTTCCACTGTCGGCGTCCGCATGGCGATGTAGTTTCCATCCACGTCGTATGTAATCTCAACGCCGGCATTCTTGGCGAGTATCTTGTTGGCCTGTTCCTCGCTGACGCGGGTTGGCACCATGTAGTCAAACCCGCTGCCCTCTTGCTGCATCAAGTTTCTGGCGCCGGTAAGGTCTTCCGGTATTACTCTAGTGTAGAGGTCAAGAACATTGTCTGATGCATCTTCTCCGGGGGTGATTGACGCGTCATATGCGCTGCCGTACAGTTTTTTCCTATTCTCTCGAGTATCCGCCATAATGGCTATTTTCTGCCCCGTCTTGCCGGAAGTCGGAAGACCGAGGACTTCGTCTATTGTCCTAGTTAAATCGCGCGAAGCTCCCAGCGAGGTTTCACCGAGATTGGTTCTAACGATTGCAGCGCCTTTCCCTTGGGAGTTGGCTACGGCGTCTAGTAGGTTTGACATATTCGGCCCGAGCGTGGCGGTTGTGCCATACGGAGTTTGGCTGGATGCCGCTAAAACAGCTCCAGCTCCGTCTGCCTCTACGGCGTCTTTTATAATCCTGCGTGCGTCTCCCTTTGCCCCAATCTTGTTTATCTCGGCCAGCACGGGGGCTTCTGCCTTTAATCTAGCAACTCCGCCCGCTATTGAGCCCGCTATGGGCGCCACTAGGCCGCCGGCAGCTCCGAATTGTGCGCCAGTCTCAGCTTGGCGCGCGGCTTCTGGAAGCCCACCCTCACCGTATCCAGCCACGGCGCCCTCTGCTGCTCCCAAGCTAGTGCCAACACCGACGCCTTGTAGCGTTCGCATTAGCGCGCTGGGCGAGCTTATCAACCTGTCTACGCCAGACCCGGTCACGGCCGCCGCGCCGGTCGCCGTGCGAGCCAAGCCAGTTAACGCTGGCAGCTCCGCTTCCTGAGAGCCAATGGCGTTCCTGATCGTCTCCTCGCTTATGTTGGGATTGACGGCGGCCATAGCTGGTTCGACATATCCTCGGGCAAACGGCAGGCCCTTGCCAAACATGCTGGCAATCGAGGTAAAGCCTTCGCCGACTACGTCGCGAGACATTTCGCCTTTGCGCACCTTATGAGAGTTTCCGCCCTCACGCATGATACTGGTAACAGTGCCCTGATCGGCGGTCACATAAGCGTCATTCGGGTTTATGTACTGCATTTGCCGCGTCTTGCGATCTTGTGTTATGTATCCGCCGTCCTCGTATTGCTTGAGCAACGTGGACCCCTCTGAAACGGGTATGCTGGATGCAGAGGCAGATGCCTCTCTGGCGCGCTCCATAAAACGCGCGGCCGCCGCAGCATCTCCTGCTGCGTGCGCTTGGCGTGCTTGGTCTCGTAACTGCTCTTCGGTGGAAGCCATATTTTTGCCCCTATGGTTGTGTTGGCGGATAAAGACGATCTAAATCTGCGTCGGTGGGCGGGGCGTTGCTGCTCGATGAGCCTCCAGCCCAAGATGGACGATCTGACAAGCCTAAGAACATAGTAATTTTTGCTGCGTCTTCGTCGTTGGCGCCTCGGTACAGGTCTGAAATGATCGTGCGATAATGCCCCTGCACCTTGCCTAATTGAGTTTTGGCGACATCTGCCCCGGATGCAAGGTCAACTTTTGCCAACTCATTCTTGAGTATTTCTAGCTCTGACTGGTTTAGCGCGCCCATAGTAGCGCCGGTTGCCTTCAAAGCCTTCAAGCTGTCAAGGGCAAGAGATGAAACAACACTGTCGACAAGTAGCTGAGTTTTTCCGGCTGGGGTCATGGCTATGCCTCTGGTCGCCCAAGCCCAAACTCCAGTTGTCATGTTCGGATCTTGGTCAATCATGTCTATGATGCTGTCGATATCTCTTAGCGTTGACACCGCTGACCTTCCGCGCAGCTCATCGCTTGACCCCTTTTGCTCCAAAGCATCTAGCGCCGCCAACAATGACTTTCCGTACTCCACGGTGGCCGGGTTGAGCAGTAACTTCATCGCCTGCTGCCTCTGCGCGTCAAGGTCTCCGCCCGCAGCGCCGCCGCCCATTAGCCCCTGCAGCATCTGCTGCTGGGCCTGCGCCGCCTTCGCCTTGCGGCCCATGTCCATCTGATCGTTGATGGCCTTGAGCGTGCTGCTGAAGCTGTTGCTCTCCTTGCCCTGCAATGCGAAGCCGGCGTCCTTGACGGCTCCAAATGCCAGCATCATGCGCTGCTGCCGGTTTAGATTGGCGAACTGGTCTCCTGCCTCCTTCGGCCCGAAGAGCGTGTCGCCCATAGAGCTTAGGAAGCCGCTGTCGGGCGTATCGACTGCCGGTATTGTCGTCTGCACTATAGGCGCGGCTGTCGTCTGGGCTGGAGCAAAGTCTGCCGCCTGCTGCGTTGCGATCTCCGCCGGTGCGGCAGCCACAGGGTCTGGAAGCGCGTCGGCGTTGACGTCCGGCTCGATGCCGAGTGCCGCCATTTCGCTTTCAGTGGCGACCATGTTTGGCTCTGCGTCGAAGGCGCTGCTTATTCCCTGCTGATTTAGGAAGTCTATGTCTTCTTGTGTAAGTTTATATTCCATGTCAGTCAGCCCCTACTTGTAGCCTAATCTCTTGCGCTTTGCGTTCGTCTATCAGAGCCATCATCATCCCATTGCGCCAAGGCCCTGCCCGAACGACCCGAGAGCCGCCAGAGTGTTGCCAGCGCCGCCAGTTCTGGATGAACCCATTGACGTGCCGGACACGTTCGTAGTGCCGAAGCCCGCCGGGATAGCCGCCGCGCCGCCTTGCAGGGCGGTGAGCTGTGTCAGAGGGTACTGCATGGCCATCAAATATTCTTCGTAGGCCGCGTCTAGCTCGGCCTGAGTTGTCCCGCGCTCGACAGACCCGGCGGTGAGCTGCGATCCGAGCCCCGCCATCTGCGTCTGTAGCGCCGAACCGGCGTTGCCAGCCATTGAGCCGGCCGCCTGCATACGGAGCTGGTCTTCTGCGGCTGCGCGGCCGGTGCCGTACTGTAAGCCCTGTTGCTGCAAGCCAGCTAAAGTCTGAAGCGTCCGCGCGTCGTATTCGCCGGCTCGTTCGCCTTGGAAGACGTCGCGGCGGCTGTTTCCAAATGCGTTGGCGCCGGTGATTTGGCCCTGTTCGCCGACGATGTCTTTTCCGCGCTGTCGCTCCATGGCGGCCAGCGTCGGGTCGATTACGCCGGACGTGAATTGGTTTTGGTACTGAGCAATCTGCGCCGCCTGATCCTCTGGCGTGCGATTTGCGAGGCCAGAGTAGACGTTGCCAGCGGCAGCGTACTGGTCCGCGCCCATGTCGAGGCCGCCGTATCCGGTCACTGCCTGCCGCTCGAGGTCGCTTAAACCTGCGACGCGGTCGCCGGCGTAGGGGTCATATTCGGCGCCGCCAATCGCGGTCGCCTTGGGGAGCACTACGTTGCGAATATAATCCTCTTGGAACCCCGGCATTTTCGCCTCAGTGGTGTTGTCCACATACTCGGTTGTCTTGGTTGTGCTGCCCATCTTATAGCTCCATTTCGTAGTGAACAAATGTGCGCTTGAAGCTGCCACACTGTCCTAAAAATTTGTCAAATCCGGGGCGTCCGTCCGCCTCGATGCCGTCTAGCTCCGCTTTGTTAGCTAAGTCCACAAGCGCCTCCATAGCCGCCGACATCCACTCTCTAATTCGAGTGCCGCCGAGATGCTCGATATACAAAGTCGCGCGTAAAGGATGCTGCATGACTGCCGTAAGGATCGAAGCCACGAGCTCACCGTCAATATAGACGAGCCATACCACCGATCTCCGCTCTCGAATGTTCGCCAAAACGCGCTCCACAGGAACATTTTTGCCATCTCTCTCTATGCTCTCGGCCAGAAGTGGGATGCCCACCTCGATGCCGTAGTCTATGTCCTCGGCGACGGCTGGCGTCACCTTAATTGTTCGTTCTTCGTGCAATCTTATCACGTTGCCCATTTTAAGTGAACCCTACCCATGTAACCTCGTAATTGATATCGTCGTAGCCGGGGCCGCCGGCGCAAATGCGGTGGCGGCAGACGCGTCGAGGAAGCCGCTGGTGCTGTCCACGGCCCACATGGCCTCAAGATAGTCTCCGGCGGTTAAGTTTAATATGGCCGACCGGGACACGACCAGCGTCGCGCCGTTTTGATGTAGCGCGTTTAACATTGTCGACCCGGCGACGTCCGACCCGTTGACACGAGGCCAAAACCAAAAGCTGACAGTCGACGACGATGTCGACGATATCTGCGCCGAAAAGTTTACTACATACTCGCCGCCCTCCGAGAAAACCAGTCGCGACGCCGGCGTACCGTTGGTGATGCCGGACGCAGTGCCCAGCGTGTACGTTAAGGCGTACGCCGTGTTGATGACCGCCGCCGTCTGGTCCACCGTAATGGCCCCAGAGTAGTGGCCATCCTCGAGGACGATCTGTCGCCACTCGTTACCTTTCGACACCACCGGGTAGCCGAGCGCCTCGTCCCACAGCAGCGTCCCATTTTGGATCGCCGCAGCGCCGGACGGCTTAAAGACGAGCTGTGTTAGGGCTCGCCTCGTCCAAGTTGAAAAGCTGCGCGCCCACTCGAAGATGTCGGGGCCGACGTGGGGCGGAATTGGCGACGTCATCTGCGGCCGCCGGCAATTGCTTCTACGCGCATAACGCCCACCCGCCAGTCGGCGAGGCGTGCGCCCTCGACGCGCATTCGAGCCTGACGGCCAGTGAAGCGGAGGCTGGTCGGATTTGCCATGGCATACGGACCGTGGCTCGTCTCATCCCCGTTGGGATATAGACGCGTCTTAAACGTGGCCGACACGTCTCCCTGAGTGAGCTCGTCGGGTATCAACTTGGTGACTTTCACCATGTTGTCTCCGGGGCCAATCGAAAACGGCCCAGTTTCGGCGAACACTGTCGCGCCATCGTAGTTCAGGCCGACCTCGTGCTCGTACATTGTGCCGCCCGCCGACATCATCAGCGGCTGGCGGAATACGCCCCGGTCGACGCCGCAAGTGCGTGACAGGTCGCCAGTCATCCAGTAGCCCTGCTTGTAGTCGTAGCTGACGTATCGGTCTATCTCGTTGGAGGAGGAACTACAGTAGAACCACCATATTTCGCCCTGCTGGCCCAGCGGTGCGCTCCAGCTCTTGCTGATCTGGGATGTGTTGATGTCGCCGAAAACGTAGTCCTTGACCTCGCACGGCAGCTCCTGCACGTTCGAGCCGTCGTAGACGAAGAATGACTTGTGCCCCATCCAGAACGTCCCGGCGTCGACTGTGGTCACCGCCTTGCGCGAGGCGAGGCCACACGCCTCCGCCACCTTCTCCGTGGAGTATACGAACGGCGCGCCAACATACGTCATGCGGTGCATGTCAATGTCGGTGAAAATCAGCACCGACGCGCGCCCTCTGGCGGCAGCCATAATCTGGCCCGACGTCTGTAATATCTGCGAGCCAGCTTGGTTTGTGCTGGCCGGCGTCCACGTGGTTATGTCTTCTTGGTCACTCCACTGGACTGTCCGAGGCTCTCCGCCGCCGCCGAGCAGGAACAAAAAACGCTCCTCGGTGACAATTAGGCCGAGGTTTCCGACCGGCGCGTTGGCGATTGCCGTGGCGGGCGACGCAACATTTCCAGTCCACTGGTATGCCTTGCCGTCAGACACGCTGCACCCGACGAGGTAGTCGCCGTAGTTGTCGAGAGACCACGTCGTGGCCTCGCTATAGTTTCCGGTGTCAGGGCGCTCTGTGCCGTAGAACGACGTGCCGTAGGTGCTGTATCCGTATCCGGTCTTCACTGTGGCGGTGTTGTCGCCGGAGGTGAACCCGGCGGGAGTGATGTCGTAGACCGTCCCGGCGACATTTGCGACGTACAGCTTATTGTATGTCGCCATCGATACCCACTGGGAGTTGTTGCTGTCTTGCCAAGTGTGCATGGCGCGCGCAGTCTCAGCGATCGCGTCGGTGATGCGCGAACGCCAGCCGCCCACCGGGCGGAGTGACGTGCCGAGCCAGCGGACGAGATTTCCGTCGCGCCAGCGGCCAGACGCCTCAAACTCTGTGCCGTTTCTAAACATCCCAGCGGGGATTTTAAGTGGAATTAGCGCCATCAGATAGTCCCGGCTGCGTTTACGTTCCCAGTAACTGTAAGGTTGCCGCTCGCGTCCAGTGACATCTTGTTGACGCCGCCAGTGGCAAATTTCAACACGCCGGCGTCTTCGGTGATTGTCCAGTCCCCGAAGTCTGCGGTCGTGATGGCCGCAGTGGGGATTGTCGCGGTGCCGGTGAATGTCGGGCTGGCGATTGGCGACTTTGCGTTCAACTGCGTCTGGATCGCGCTGGTGACGCCACCCAAATATCCGAACTCTGTTGCGTTGGTCCCGCCCAATAACGTGTCTATGCTAGTCCAGTTGGCATTCAAATTTGTGCCCCACTGGTCAGAGCTGCCGCCTACCGTCGGGAGCGTGAAGCTGTAATTTGTCGTGGTTGCCATGCTTTCGGTCCTCTGTCACTCTACGCCGCTCGGGCGATTTTAGCCATTATAGCTTACTTTAAAAACAATGGCTACGCCGCCTGCTGCTCGGTCCAAGTCGTGGCCTCCTCCGGCTGTAGCGTTATCCGTGTGGTGCCACCTGCGCAGTCGAGTAGCGCAGGCGGCGTGTTTTTACTCAGGAAGTGGGGGCCAGATAAATGAATTCGGCCATGTATCGCCTTGGGGTATGTGGCGCAAAACATCCCTATATACGGCCCACTCTACTGACGCTGGGCGGTCTGATACTGAAAAGCGCCAATCGCTTTCAGCCAGTAGGCTATCCCTATGGGCGCGGACTTCGGCTTCGGTGTTAAACACGGGCTCGTTTGATGTTATTGGCATGATTAACTCCAGTCCAATGTTACGCCACGGATAGACGTGACCGTACTGTTCGCGGCTTCAACTTTAAGGCGAAGGTCAGTCCCACTAGGAAGTCCAGATAAATCCGCAGTCATTTGATAGTAATTCTCACCTGCAGGCGTAGCCGTTACCAAAGATAAGGAAGACGCTGTCGTGTAGTTTGCCCCACCGTTGCGAGAGACGTATGCTTTAAGATCAGTGTTGATTGTCGCGCCGTTAACTTTTGCGAATACACCAATAGTTGCAGCGTCTTTTGAAGTTACCGTATTATACGATATAGTCTCTAGGGATGCCGGATAATATCCGGTTGTTTCAACCCAAGTTTTGACGCCATTGGAACCGTACCAAACTTGCCCAGTGCCAAAGCCGCCATTTCCGGTAGCATTTATTCTGTAGTAGCGGTAGCCAGTGGTAACGCCTGCAATACTGCGCGTACCGGGGCCGTTATTCGAGGCAAGCGTTGCAGAGTTAGACCCATCTGCGCTATTAGAGCCAGACACTGTGTGGGTTGTTGTGTTGTAAGACGCATTGATTGAAGCGGCTAGACTATATTGCGTTATAAGGCCCTTCGAGCCTATGTCCAACTGTATCCACTGAGTGGTGGCGTTATAAGCACCGAAATAACTTGAATTGCTAAACCAAGCCGTATATGGTTGGGCGCCAGTGTATTGAGTAGTCACCACATACGGCGTTGGGGCGGTAAGACTGGTCATGCCAGTCCCACCGGGACCAGCGTCTGGGTGTTTGGCTGACGCCGTCGCTGATAAGCCTGTTGTTGGGTCTTTCACGAAGCCTGCCAAGTCCGCAAGCCCGTCTATACTTTGAAAATCGTCAATTACATATTCTCCAAGACCCTGAATATTTTGATTTGATCTTTGGAGACCGACTAGAAGCGTCGGGTTTATACTACTAACCCCAACGCCCGCCGCCGTAATAGACGCCGCTGTAGTCGCATCCACAGACGCGATATTGGTTAACTCTCGCGAGTTACCAATAACCTGTGTGCCGCTTACCTGTATAGCCATCTTCGTATTCTCCTACTATTAGCCGTTAAGTTTTGCCATTTTGACCACTATACCTTACTTTGCCAGCAATGGCTACGCCGCCTGCTGTTCGGTCCAAGTCGTAGCCGACGTTGATTGATCTGTCCAAGTCGTAGCCGACGTTGATTGATCTGTCCAATTTGTTGCGCCAACTGACTGCTCTGTCCACCTAAAGCTGGCCGGGCCAATCTGCGGGACACCAGTAACGATATCACTCAGCACAATGACGTGAGCCTGCGTCATGCTTGGAGCGCCGACTATTGGAGCGCCAGCGACAATGTCCAAAGATGTAATGTTACTGCCTTGGCTAATCGAGACAGTCGCAACCGTCGGAACGCCGCTGGTAATGTCAGTGGACGTTAGCGCAACATTCTCAACCAGCGCCGAATTGGCAACGGTGGGAATGCCAGTGGTGATGTCAGTTGACGTTAGGTTTTGAGCGCCAGTTATAACGGGCGCACCAACAACGGGTATGCCTGCGTTAATGTTTAGCGCCGTCGGGTTATGCACTTGGCTTATGGAAACGTCGGCAACAGTCGGCACGCCAGCAGTAATGCCGGTTGAAGTTAAGTATACTTCTTCAGCCGCCGTAGGGGTTCCAATAGTCGGCACGCCAGACGTAATGCTTGATGCCGCAAGAGCGTTGACTTGGGCAATGGTGGAAGCCTCGACGGTCGGCACGCCCGTCACAATGTTAACGCCAGTAAGAATGTGGTTGTGGTCTAGGTCAGGCGACCCGACAGTTGGAACTCCAGCCACGATGTCGGAGCTTGTTAGCGCTTGATCTGACGTGGCCGTTGCGGCGGCAACAATAGGCACGCCGGACGTGATCCCTGCTGACGCCAGTGTGTGTACCTGAGACATCGTTGAGGCCGCAACCGTAGGTACGCCTGCAACAATGTCTACAGTAGATATAACCTGCTCAGAAGCAGCCCCGGTATCCGCGAGCGCGGCAGAAGCTAGAGGACTAAATCCAAGCATTGGTTATTCCTTATACCGCTGTTGAGCCAGCCATGTCAGATTGAGCCATTACCCAAGAGTAACACTTGTCCAAGAACGCGTCACCGGATGCAGCTTGAATGTCAGCTAAATCTGCGTGAAACCTAGAGAATGCAATGTCTCTGGTATCATTTGTTGGGCTTGAGGTGGCGTAAGCAGCCAGATCAATCATGACTGAGAACTTTGGGTCATCACGTTGGCGACTGATAGCCGCTGTAGCAATGCGGTAGTAAGCGTTGTTGAAGGCGATACCGTACTGGCTGCTGCCTTCAGCGATGTCGTGTTGGATAGCCATTTGGAAATCTCCTGTTTAGGCGTTAAGTTTGTAAGGTAACAATGTGTTATTCCCTATGAGTTAATAACGGGCTTCGGTGGCTTTAATAGTAGAAGCCCATCGAATCTCGGCTCCAGCCTCACCCGTAACTGTTATCTTTAATGCGCCGTTCGACGTGTCAGCGGTTAAAGCAACGACC